GCATGGCGTTGTGACACTCCTGGCAGAGGCTCATAAGGTTCCATGACTTACGCGCCAACTCCGGGAAATGCTCCACCGGGTTAATGTGATGCACATGGCTCGCTCCCCGCATCCGTCCGTACCGCCTGCACTCCTGGCAAGCGTACCCATCCCGCCGCAGGATCACCCGTCTGAGGTGTTTCCATTCTTTGGAATTGTAGAATGAATTGTCCATAAGGTTTGCACAATTTGTGATTGTATACATAAAGATTCGTACAATTTATGATAAATGTCTGACTATTTGATATAAGTGTACACGTTTTTTCAACAATTTGCAAGAGATAAAAAAGAGGAGGGAAGGACATTATTGTCCTCACCTCCTGATTGTCTCCTGCGCGGTGTTAGCTGTGGTCTGTTTCCACCTCCATCGGTGCACCGCACCATCTACAGAATCTATACTTATCTATCTCGTTTACATCCGGTGTTGTACGCTCATAGATGGGATTGCAACCGCATTCAGAACATACATACTCGCCTGTTCTCTGATCCCACTCCCAATGCCCCTGCTTTCGCTCCGGCTCGACAGATGGAAGGTATCTAAGCATACAATCAACATTTGCTCTGCTTACAGCCCAACCATCCCGAAACCCGTCTGTATCCATCATATGGCTCAGTGCATCAATCGCCGCCTGTCTGCTGATACAATCGCACACGTGCGTTTCTCTGCTGATACAATCGCACGCATGCGTTTTCGTGCGTTCTTCCGTGCGTTTTTTGGTCTGTGGTGTGACAGGCGGTAAAACCTCATAACATTCTGTCAGCAACTCTTTATAATTTTCGACGGTTCTATCCTCGTCAAGAGCATTATCCATATCATCCAATGTTTCTAACACCGCCTGTCTGCTGATTAAATCACTCATATTTCCACCTCTTGTTCAATTTCTTTTTCCAACTCCTGTTCTTTCTCCAATAGTCTGATTCAAAAAAGCATATACCACATCGCAAATGGATTTCTGTGTCTTCCCAATAGTGGTCTCCCGTGTCACTTGTTATGCTGATTGCGTGTATTCTTTCAGTATTTCCACACATCGGACATTTTTTACCACTAACCAACCAATCCAATGCAGTCATACTTCCTCGCTTTCCTGTAGCTCTGCATACTTCTTTTCAATACCTTTCAGTGTTGCCAGTGTCCCCTCATAATGCTCAACCGCCTTGTCAATGTCGACAGGATCGCCGTCTAACTTACCAACATTTTTGTCAGGAACATTGGTCTGCTCAAGTGCTTTGATTGCCATATCTAATGCAATTATCACCAATGTGTGAGTTGTGCTTTCGCCATCTGCTCTACATGGAGTTGGTTTAATTTTTTGTAAAATTGCTATTGCTTCTTCTCTCGTCATACTTCATCCTCGCTTTTCGCATTATCTATCAATTCTGCTGTGTATAATCTTCCGCTAATAATTGTGTTTAACAATGTGCGGTATTGCAAAGATATAAGAACTGATCTATGCCTTGTTTTGCCGTTCCATTTATACCAAAGGCTCTTGCAGGCATCAAACTCAGATATTGAACATATCTGCTTGCCTTGTTTATATCGTGATTTGCTCATTCCTTATCCTCATTCTTACATATCTTATCTTCTGCCTGTGGCGTGAAATTTCACCAATTTTCAAGCTCGGTATAGCATGATTCACACAAATCTTTTACCCCATCAAGATACGGATCGCCGTCCATCTTACACAGACCCTCATCTAAAACTACTCTTGCTCCCCTTATTGCCATAACAACATACTCATCAGACAATCCGTAGCACCCATCACCGTAGTAAATATAGCTGACAGTCCGTTTAACCTCTCTCCCTGTGTACTTACCTCTATACCATTCTTTAAGGATTAAGGTATCACCTACATTGTAATCTCTGTCATTCTTTCGGATTTCAAATGTCTTTTTCTGAGCGCATACATCTTCAAACCATTTCGGAAGAATCTTCAACTCATGTGTCATGCCTTATCCTCGCTTTCTGTATCTGCTTCTATGATGGTTGGCGCAACATCAATCAATGAGCAGGTATCATACCATCTTCCGCGCCCATCTGTTTTTCTCTTTGGCATACAAGCACCGCAATCACCAACGCACTCTTGCCCGAATAATTCGTCTAATTCATCAGCGTCAATCAGCCTGCCATGACCTTTCGGGAGTGGTGTGCCTCTAAGCACAGCTTTTGTCAATGTGATCCTTACATCATCCTCTTTTTTGTAATCAGGATCTAAAACGGGTCCAAAATATTTTAGTAGTTCATATACTTCATCCGGTAAATCAATTACTATGTGCATCTTGCACCTCGCTTTCTCCCTTACTCGCCCATTCTGCATACTCTTTCAGAGCCTCGATGTTCTCCGGCTTCTTCGCTTCAATCGGGCAAGCGTACCACTTATCCGAGTGAGGGCAAGTGCAGCCGTAATCCTCATCGTTAAAACCGCAACGTCTGCATTCTTTCACCGCTCGCCATCCCCATTCTCAATCGCCTCAACACCAAGGCTTATCAGTACCCACAGTGGCACGTCAGCAACCTTTGTTCCTCGGTGTTCTCTTAACCACTGCTTTGTTGTCCGCCTTTTCCGTTGGAACGGCTTAAATCGCCTTGTAGCGTGGCTGAGGCGGTCATTGCGAATGCAATCAGCACCGCCGCCACTTTTCTCATGTGTTCGGTCATTGTTTGTACTCCTTCCCGTCAATCCGGATGCCATTGTCGATCTTCTGGTCGGCGTAGGGCACGCCGTGCTGGATCGCCGTCAGCGCGTACATCAGCCCGCGGATGTAGCCTTCCTCGAAGTCCTTGTTCGGATTGGCGTAGTTCTCGATTTCATGCTTGATACGGTCAATTGTGTTCATTCTTCAATTCCTCCTTTTTCTTCCATCCGGCAATATTTACACCCTATCATTCTGTTCACCTCCATGATATTTCTGCATGACTGCTTTTACCATTTTATTGCTTTATTAAATTCCTGCCTTTGTTCTCTCTCTGACCGCCTTGTGTAAATCATTGTTGTGTTTACACCGCTATGGCCCATAATGTCAGCAAGTAATGATATGTTGTTGTTGCGTTTCAAAAACTCAACCGCAAACATGTGCCTGAAAGCATGTGGATGCATTTTCTCAGATTGTATCCCATAGATGCTTGCGTGTTTTTTCATCATACTTGCGAATCCTCTTGAAGTCATCTTATTGCCTTGCTTGTTTGAGATCAGAAAGTCGCCATCCTCTAATTCGCCCCAAACATTTGCACATTCTTCTTTCAGCCTCTCAGGGATGTATATTCTTCTGACTTTTCCTTTTGTCGGCATTAACGCCGCTCCTTTTTCAAGGTCTGCTTTTGTAAGGCTCAATGCCTCGCTGATCCGTGCGCCTGTCATTGCCAACAGTTTGTAGTAAGCAATCCATTTTTCATTTCCGTCTCGCTCTAAACATTCGATAAGTTGCTTGTACGTTTCAACATCCATAGCATTTTCGACAGTTGTCTGCTTTTGATACCGAACCCTCTTGACTTTTTCAACGTTCACTTTGTCAAACTCTATCCACCTGTCTATTGCGCACAAACGCAGGTTCACGGTTTTCGGGCTTTTTACCTCAATCATTTCCTGTTTCCACAGAATCAAGTTTGCTTTGCTTATTTCATTGTATTTTGTAAAAAAGTCCTTCACCGCAAACACATAACTGTCGATCGTGTTTTCTGAAAGCTCTTCTTCTCGTAGCCATGCTTTGAAGATTGTTATCTTTTCTTTGTCCATTTTTCTCCTTTATACCTGTATGCTTTTCGATATGGGTTATGCTCACAGCTTATACATGGTTCTTTATGCCAACTCAACATTTGCGTTCGGTGCTTTTCGCACTTCTGGTTGCAGTATCTACCGCAGTCAGGGCACGATAGCTGTTTTGTGTGTGTGAACACTGGCACATTTTTTATTTCCGCTCCACAGAATTTGCAGTTCATTCCTTGCCTCCCTTCGTGCTTTTATCGTGTTCGGATGGTCGTTGCAGTTTTTGATATTTCGCACACAAACTGCATAATGCCTTGCACAAACCTTTTTGCCAGGGATTACATCATCGCCGCAAAAGTAACACTTGCCTGCCTCTTTCCACCCCTCTCGTATCCCATCATATTTCGCCCGGTCATGCCGTTTTTGTCTGATATAACACTCATAACATTTTGATCCGTACCGACATGGCTTCTTCCGACATACAATACACAGACCATTTGCTTTTGCTTCTTCTCTTCTCCGTTTTTGATAATTCCTCTGATACTGTTTTTGCGCTTCTGATCGATGGCAATATCTTGAGCTTTCCCGGTACACATTTGTGCAGTATTCTTTCTTGCATCTCAAACAATCCTTATTACAGCCCATGCTCTTCACCTCCCCACAGGATCCAGTCTGCACGGACACCAGTTGCACCACAGACCTTCTTCAAGAATGACAGCGGCATGTCCGACACTCCGTGCCGGTATGCCCACACGGTTTTCCGCTCCACTCTCAGATTCTTCGCCCATGTGGAATCAGATCCCTGTGCTGTCATGACTTCATTCAGCCTGTCCACAATGCCCTGATCAGGATATATCTTTCGATTCATTGTTATCACCTCACATATCTTTTGTGCATCGCTGCCATGTCATCATCGTTTATGTCCAGATAGATCTGTGTGGTTCCGATGTTGTCATGTCCCAGCATCTTCGACACCATTTCCACCGGCATTCCGTTCTTCAGGGCATTAGTAGCGCATGTGCGCCGGAACTTATGCGGATATGCCTTTACACCACACTTTCTTCCAAGTGACCGGACAATCTGTTCAATCGTTCCTTTGTCCGTTGCCTGATCTTCCACCACCATTTCCGGCTTTGTGAACCACAGCTTCATTTCATCTCTTTTGACATTCTTGTGAAACTTCACCGGAACGCACCTGGGAAACAACCACAGACTGTTGTCTTTCCGATCTGCCATGTATTTTTCATAAGCGATTTTGGCAGCGGCATTCATATAGACATATCTGTCCTTCTGACCTTTGCCATGAACCACGATGGAGCCGTCCGGCTGGATGTCATCCAGTCTGATTCCTACCAGCTCCGACACGCGGCATCCGGTACTTAACAGCAATTCGAAGATGGCACGCTCCCTGGACGTTTCCAGCAGATCCCGCATCATGATGATTTCTTCGTCCTTAAAGGCTGTTTTCTTCGTCTTCTTCTGCTTCATTGTGTCAATCGGCAGCATCGGATTCTTGTGGATAATATCTTCGTTGTGTAAGAAGGTCAAAAAGCTGCTTAATGCCCGCTTCTCGTTTCCGATCGTGACCGCTGATACCCCATCCCGGATCCGCAAAGCGATATACAACCGAATGTCATCCGTCTGGATGTCTATCACGTTCTTCCCGATCCGTTCCAAAGTCCTTGTCACTGACGTATTGTAGTAATGCAGCGTCCGCGGTGTGCATCCTTTGATCTTCTTTGCAACAAGGAACTTTTTGATCAACAATTCATTCGTTTCCGGGATATACTCCGTCAGTTCCGTTGTCTTCTTCGTGATCGAATACCCCTGAAGGCAGACATACAAGGCATTGCTGACAGCTTCCGGATCCTTGCAGTAGTCTGTAATGTGCATCATTATGTCATCAATCAGTTCCATCAGATCAGCACCCCCTTATTCGCCGGTGTCCGGAACACCCGTGCTTCCGGATACCCTTTGACATATGGTTCCATCAGCGTGTCACCCTGGACAACAATGGCATTGATTCCCAGGAATGAAAACTGGACATAAGACATAAACACCCCAAGCCAGTCAAGATCCTGTGCCACCACTTCCATCTTCTTCTGGTAATTGATCCCGTTTTCCTTCAGTACCTTTGCTGCGGCAATGATCATCCCGCCGCCACCCGTGGAAGGCTCATTCACTGTGATCTTCTCTTCCGACCGGATCCGGTCTTCATCCAGTCCCAACTTCGCGCACAACTCGCTTAAATGAAATGGTGTAAAGAACTGTCCCAGTCTTCCGTTCCCAGCTCCTGACAGCATGAACACACCGCCAAGAATGTCAGCCATTTCTTCTTCCAGAGCTTCCACCAGATATGCGTTCATTTCCGTAAATCGTGTCATTTCAGCGGGCTGATACTTCCCAGCCAGTGATTTGTACCACTCTTCACGCTCATTCCATATCTTGTCATGGAATAATGCACAGGTGTTTGAAATTGACAGACCAAGCATTGTCACCCAGTCGCTGAAAATCGTATATGGTGAATGACCGCCATGGAAATCGTTGATCAGTTTCAGGATGTTTTTTTCTGCCTGTGTCATTGTCTGTTCCACTCCTTTATCAGTTTGTTCTGGATCTTGTCCTGTTCCTTCTTGTTACCGGCCCGGGCTTCAACTCTCTGCCTCTTCCGATACTCCCGATACTTCGCCGCACACGCCTCGCAATAGGTGTTCCCGGCTTTCGTTCGCTCGTCAATCGTCTTGCACACCGGGCAATAGTGCATCGCCTTCGCCTGCGCCCGCAGGTCTCTCTGGTACTGGATGTAATACTCCTTGTGCATCTGGTAGTACCTCGCACTCCGTCCGGCGTGCTCCTTGCAGAGCGTGTACCCTGCAAGCGTGCGCTCATCGCTCTTCCGGCAGATCGGGCAGATATGCTGCTCCTTCGCTTCGTTCCATCGCCGGTTCCGGTACTCCCTCCGCTCTCTCTTCTGCCTCTCTGTAAGCTCTTGCTTCATTCCATCTGTCCTCCCAACTTGCGGCGGTCATAAGTGCCGCCATGATATACCCAACTACAATACCGAGTGCAAACCACACCCACCCCATGCTTACTTCCTCCTCTCCAGTAGTGCCGCGATCATCTCCTTCATCCGACTCCCCACATCACACAGCGGATACAATCCGGCGCGTGCTTCGTATGTGCGCTCGATCAGGATCGCCGCAAGCTCCGCCGCCGTGCTGTCCCGGTCTGTGGTGTACTTCTCCTGGAACGCTGTTGCATCCTGAATCAGCTCCTCCATGTCGGTGTCCGGCGATGCGTCCCAGTACTTTTCAAACAGCCGATACAGGTCGGCGAACATCGCGCGCTCCGTGCTGCCTTTTTCAAATGCCATCGTCCGTCACCCCTCTCATCATCTCCAGAAACTTCGGGAACTCGTCAACGAATTGCCGCAGATCCTTCTCTGTCCGACAGTTTGATGCGTATGTGTGAAACTTCAGCCGCCCCATTGCATCTATCACAATCATTTCTGTTCCTTCCAGTGTTCCCCTGTATCCGTTCTTTGATTCATATCTGATTGTCTTTGCCATCTCCATCCTCCCACGGTAAATCATCCGTATTCACTGACTCACCTATAAATCCATCATAATCCCATCCATACACCGTTACTTCTCCGGGATCGTTCTTCAAGCGCCTTGTTCTGATGTCAAACCAGAGCGGAATAAAAACATCCTGCATACCGGTCTCACGTTCCTTCACAATCTCGATTACATTGTCATTGGTGTCTTCACCGGAAGGATCAGCCCACGCCTTCCCCATGTATGTCTTGTAGCCGTTTTTGAAGTCTTTGTTGTTTCGGTGGACGATGAAGGCATTGTCTACCAGGTTTCCAAGGCTTCCGCTGCCTCCGACATCATCCAGCCGCAGGAATCCCATGGCCTTTCGTGGATGCGCCACAAATATGATGTGGCAATTACAAACCATTGACAGATTCTTTAATGTCTCCACAAACAACTTCTGCAAATCCCATTTATCGTTTCTGCGGTCTGTGGAGATTCCGGTCAAGTCCAGGATCGACATATTATCAATGACAACAATATCCGCTTTCAGTTCTTTGATCACATCACGAAGGCACTCGGCTATCTTCCGAAAATTGCTCCCGTATTTGTTGTTATACAGATGGAATCTGTCACCAAGCCAATCAGCTATTGATTTCTTAACATCATTTTGGCAGAACCACACACCCTCATATTTTCGGCTCTGCATTACATGGTCCGGGCCTGCCGCCTGTTGAAGCAGCCATCCGATGAAGCGCTTGTCTTTGAGCTCACCGGAATACATCAGAGCATTGAAGCCCTTATCCACGGCATTAAGCACCACCTGCGATAGCCAGGTTGACTTGGCAGCGCCTCGGAGACCACTGACCAAGCTGATCTCACCCTTTGCAAATCCTCCGACTCTCTTATCAAACAGTTCCAAGCCGGTCGGAATACAGATGCGCTCTTCTGGTGGCTGTGCGAGTATCTGCGAAACCGTCTCAAACATACTGACAGGATCATCTGTCTCTGCCTCTTGATATTCAATGTCGTTCCGCTGCCGGTTGAATGCCTTATATGCTTTCCATCCGGCTTCGATTCGTGCCTCATCCTCTGCGCGTTTGTCATCGTAGGCATCCGGCTCATATTTCAGCCGTAGCTCATGCCAGTCATGGCCTTGGCAGGAATTATGCAGACATTTGAAGCACACCGCCCCATTTGCCATCTTGATAATCGCCGCATCCGGTGCCTTGTGACTTCCATCGAAGGGACATTCCTCAAGAACGTATCGTGTAGCATCTTTCCATGTCTTCACGGCATGGATGCGGATGCCATACTCACGAAGCCACTCTTCAACATCAAATCCGCCCTTTGTGGCCTGTGTACTTTTCGGATGGCTCAGCTCCTCTGGATACTCACTGGCCAGCTTCTCCAACATCTCTCTTGGTGTTGTGATTATCTGATCCGGTCTGCGGATGATCCGAGACAGCCGATGCGGCCGGTCTTTGGTAGATGATCCCTTCTGCGCCATCGTGCCGTACAACTTGGAGATGCGGGATGGATTCGACACCGTGGAATCTATCTGCACATATTCATCATCAAATAGCAGTTTTAATGCTTTCAGGCAGCGGCTCACCAACTCCGCATTCTCTGCCGTATTGGTTAGCGCAATCTTATACATCAGATGGATGCCGTTACCGGACAGAGCCATCACCGGCGCATTGAATCCAAGTTCCCGAAGATACTTGACCACTGCTTCCGCAATATCATGTGACCGGATGAGCTCTTCATTTGTGGAAGATATACCCGTCCGCCGCACAGGATCCAGGTCAACCAGCATCCACCGATAACCAACTATGTCTCCATCTGATGTTGTAACCTTTACCTGTCGGAAGCAGTCCCTCTGTTCTCGTGAGTAACACGCATCATCTATCTGATTCAGCGTATAGAAGACATTGGCACCACGCAGATCAACAGTCTTAAATGCCTTTTCCAGTGTATCCGTGTCTGTGAAGTATCCGCTGATCGTCTGCTTGCCTTTCAGAATCCTTATCTCATACAACTGACCATCAGGCTTGAACAGATCAAGCGCCTCTTTCACTTTCGCAAAATCCATTTCTTTTGCCATGGTCAATCCTCCAACTCCGAATCATAAAAGCCAATCCGCGAAGCGGGCTTCTTTTTTTCTTTGTTTCTTATGTCTGTCTTAATAGTTCTTGTAGTTCTTGTTTGTGGCGGGTCTGCGTCCGGGTCTGTGTCCGAGTCAGTGTCCGACTCTGTGTCTGGTTCAGTGTACGGTTGTGTGTCCGGGTCAGTGTCCGGGTCTGTGTCCGACTTGTGTTGTCCCTTACCTTGATAAAACCCATATTTTACAATGGTTATAAGGGTATATTTACCTTTCCGAGAATTGCGCTCAATCATGCCCATTTCCACAAACTGTTTGAGGATTTTATCAACCGTTTCCTTGTCGCATCCCCAAGCCTCTTTCAGCGCCCTTATACTCGTTATACACTGACCTTTTTTAACCTTTATCAGCTTCCCATGTTCAAACCATTCTTTGTCTTCATGGTTAGCACGAAGAATCAAATCAACCCATGCCTTGAAGCGAAGGTTGTCAGAATAGACTCCACTATCCATTATGCTTCTGTGTAACTTTATCCATCCATTATTCGCCATCTGTCTCACCCCCCAGCAGTTCCACTATCTTCCGTCCTGTGTCCTTCTTCTCGCAGAAGTGGAAGTCCACACCATATCGGTATCGGATGGTACAGAGCGATTTGTATAGCGTTTTGCCGGAAGTCGCATTCGGATTGGAAGCAACCTTGACGGGATGGCCGTCACGCATCACCCAGATAGAAGGCTTTGCCCGTGGATTCTCCCAGAAGTAGACATCCTCTAACGTCTGAATGTCTGCTCCATGCTCCACCAGGATGATCAGCTTGATGCCGTGTTCCTTCGCTCTGACCAATTCCTCTCGGAAACGTGTATGCTGGTGCGTGACGTTACTGACCAGCTCCTGCAAGTCCTTCTTCCTGTCGATGCATAGCCGGGGATTATCCAATGACATATAATCCCCGACATACAATTTGCTGATGAAGTAGTCGATGCCAAGCTGATCGAGCTGCTTCTTGATCCGAGTGACCTCTGTCTTGTGCTCTCGGCTGTCAATCTGCACATTCATAGGCATTAGAACGGCAGATCGGTCTCATCGGTGTCCGGCACGTTGAGGAAGGAATTGTCGGACGGCTTGACATTGGTCTTTGACTTGTCCAGGTACACCGGATCAGGAACCTTCGCATCATCCACCTTGCCGTCCTCACAGAAGAACCGGAACTCATGGCGCATGGATGTCTTTCCGTTGTACTCGTTCTCCTTTTCGCCATAGATCGCACCGATCTTCTTGTTCTTAAACTGCTTTGTAAATCCATCGCCCCAGATAGCTTCGCATCCGTTTGACTTCTCAAATGCAGTGATAAATGACTTGAATGACCGAGAGCAATTCCCATTCTCATCCTCGGTGTTGATCCACTTGGTGCCGGCATACGGCCACTTCTTCTCCGGTCGGATGTCATTGGCGAACTCGTTGCTGAAAAAGCCGGGCTGGCTGTCATTCTTTGCCGTGTCCATCAGGATCACGATCTGCGGCTTTCCGCTGCTGCTGGTGGTCTCGCTGACCTGCTTGATAATCATGTGGTGTCCGCCTACGGAAATAGGTGTGTACTGACCGCCGATCTTTGTATCATCATAATTGTTAGGTTTCTGCATTGTTGTTATCCTCCTCTTTAATTGTTCCGCTTACTCCATGGAGTTGCTTGTGGCATCTCCTGCAAAGCGTAATTCCGTTGTTTAAATTAAATTGTAATTCCGGCATAAACCACACCGGCATTTTGTGATGTGCTTGCACTTGGATGGAATTGCCTGCCATTTTGCACCGCTGGCAGATGAACATATCACGCTCTTTTACTGCCTTTTTCCACTCTGCCAGCTTGAATTTTGGAACGAACGCGATATGTCTTCCACAGTTCACACAGTACACGCTCATGTGTGGACCGTTCTGCCGATAATCAAAGAATGAACTGCCACAGTGCTGACACTTTCCATCGTATTCAACATAGCCTTCCGGGCATTCCATACTCATATCAAGACTCCTTCACTGTTCCATCCTTTTGGGCTTTTTCCTTCGATTTCTGTACTTTGATGCCGTAATACTCCCGGATCGCATCATCCACTGCTTTCAAATCATTCGGAATCTCCAACTCGAACATCCCCTCCGGTGTCTTCGCCACGCTCTGTCCATTGGACTGCGTGAAGAACTTTTGATCCTGGCAGTAGATAACGATGTCAAAGCACCCTTCGATACAAAGTTTCTCGTCCAACAGCTTGCCGATGGTCTTTACCTTCTCCCGTCCGTCATCCGCAAGTTCCGAATGGTGGAGAAAATATACTATCTTGTCATCCTCCGGGAGCCGGTTGATAAAATGGATTAGTTCCCGGAAGTTTGCGCCGATAGCGGTGTATTTATCAAATCCTTTCTCATACGCCCGATCAAAGAACTCCCCCGCCAATAGGTACTGGCTATCGTCCACCGCAAGGCTTTTAACCTTTGCCGCCTTAATGCAATTTTCCAACCATGAATATTTAGCCGCATTAGCCTGTGCCGGACTATGATCGGAGTCATTAAACTCCTTAACCTTGACTATCTTTAGCTCCGACTTAAACGGGAGCCTTCCCTTTTCCACGGAAAAAACCCCTACTTCATCCGGCTTGAACGATTTCAAACTGTATGTTTTACCGCTGCCGGATCTGCCGATGATTAAAACCGGTATTGCCATATGCCTCTCCTTTCGCCATTTCTCTTATTTCAATTTCCCATTGTTCCGCTGCTCGATTCGCGCAAACGGCACTTCCTCTCCGCTCTTGATCAGCGCTTTCAGCTCGGTCTTTCTCACTTCCGGCTCGGCATACTTCAGGCATTCCTTGTGCTCCTTGGCAAGATAAAGCACCAGCGCCGGTTCTTCTTCCTTGCTCCAGATGACTGCATCACTCTTGCGGTATGCCATCGTTGCCACGCCGAGATCTGTGTTCTTTCCGCCGCATTCCCGGGCGATCAGCGCTTCCAGCCTGTCCGCTTTCTTCTTCTTGGATTCCTTCCGTGCTTTCAGCCGCTTCTCTTCCAATTCCGCAACAGCCGCCTCTGCACGCTCGTTGAGTGCCAGCTTTGCCAGGTATTTGAGGATCTCCGTCTTCTCCATCTGGAGACTCTGGAACCGGGCGTCAAACTCCTCCTCGGTCAGAATCTCGCCGGTTTCCGTGTCAACGAATCCGCCATATTCGGGATCCCACTCGACCACATCGTTGAGCCGCTCCAGCTCATAGTCAATGTCATAAAGTTTGCCCATGTTTCTCCTCCTCCTCGTCCCTCTTCGTTAATTCGTTCATGTGATCTGTTCTTTCGTCTACACCTTTTTCGGTCTTGCAAAACCAGAGCACGTCATATTTTGTATTCCTTTCCCAGATAGTAGTGCTGATATACTCTTCGTTATCAGCGCCTACATCTAAAAGGATGTCGCAGAGGTCTGCTTTTTCCCCGGTCCTTGCAAGGAACCTGTCAATAACCACACGGATTTCCTGTATCTTTTCTATGAGGATTTCCATCAGTTCCGCCCTTGCTTCCTCTTTCTCGCTCATCGCCTTTCCTCCTTACTCAATTTGAAATAACCAATCGCCCCAACTACCAGCGCTACAGCGCACTGGACAATCCCTTGCCACATACTGATCGTGTCGCATTCAATCGCTCCTACGGTTCCAAACAGGAGCAGAACCGCCAATAGCACCATAACTCCCCACACCGTCCTCATTACTTCTCCCTCCTTCTCAAACAGCAGAATCTCTCGAACATCTCATCGTCCACCATAACGCCGCACACTCTCCGAATTGCCAGCGGGAACATCCCGCTCTCCTCCATCTCACGCACTCTCCGCCGGATCGTGCTCTCGGAGCAGGAATACTTGGTGGAAAGCATCGCCATAGACACCCACATCAGGCATCACCCCCGGATTGTTTCTGTTGTTCCCAATAGCGTTTCAAACCTTCCGTATTTCCCGAATTACTCCGTGTTATTACGGAGTTTTTCAGCGAAACCATTTTTTTCGGGCAACTGTACACCTTCGCAACAATTTCGCCAAAACTGCGTTCTGTGCTTATGCATTTCCATATGTCCGGATATTTTTTGCACTTCTTATCCAGCCGGTGCATCATCACGCTGTCGCTGGTGTAGATTTCTGCCTTGTCACTCGTCCGCATGATGGAGATGCTTGTCTCCTGTTCTTCCAACATCACACCCATGTGTGTCCCTCCTACTCTTCCGAACCATCCGACTCTTCCAGAAATGTCTCAAAAGGCACTTTCAAGACTTTGCAAATCCGGTAGTATTCCATCAGTTTGATGTCCCTGTTCCCAGACAGGATCGTGGACATGACCGGGGCCAAGATATTGGCCTTCTCACAAACGAACGAATACTTGATGCCGTTCTGGTCTAAATACTCCTTCAGTCTGACTCCAGCTGTTGATGCTGCCATTGTTTTCCCTCCTTTCTTTTGCCACAACATGTTTTAGTACTAAATTTTAGTAGTACAAGATATTGATTATGCGCTACTATAATTTCGTAGCGCAATTTGATATTACTAAATTTTAGTAGTTATGTCAATAACTTTTTTTAAATTCCTATTAAATTTTAGTATCGGATATGTTATAATGTCTTCACGAAAGAAAAGGAAAGAGGTGATCGACATGTTGACGGATGAAGAATTGAGACAGAACATCAGGGAGAATTTGAAGGCAATGCGGAAACTCAAAGGGCTCACACAAGCCCAGGTAGGTGATTTGGTTGGAAAGAAGGAAACAACAATCGCATCTTGGGAGCAGGGATTGTCCCTTCCTGATCTTCAGACGCTCTATCGGTTGTCTCTGTACTATCGGAAAACAATGGAATGGTTTTATGAACATAAAGAAAAGGACGGTGACTAACATGGCATGGATCGAAAGAACATCCTCCGGAACGCTCAGATACATGGATCGGATCAAACTGAACGGCAAATATCGCAAAGTCTCCGTGCCGCTCTACCGGGACACCGCACAGGCGAGGCGTAAGGCGGCGGAAGATCTCGCGGAGAAGATCCGCCAGCTCACCCGCCCGCTCCCGGAGATAAAGCTGTCGGAGGCGATAGAACGGTACGTCAGACGGGACGGAATCAGGGAATCAACCCGGATCTATGAAGGGAGCGCGCTGCGGATCGCCCTGAACTGGATCGGGGACTGCCGGATGTGCGATCTGTCTGCCCCGCTGATCAAGCGGAAGATGCTGGAAAGCGGAGAGACGGCGAAGAAGCTGAACGGAAAGCTCCGGTATATCAAGAGCCTGCTCCGTTGGTGTTTGGATTACGGCTACATCGAGGATGATTTCATCAGCCGCCTCCGCAAGTTTCCAGAGCCGGAAGTGGACATCGACCCGAGATCCCTCTACCTGGAACCGGCGGAACTCAAAGCCGCGCTGGATCAGCTTTCCGGCATGACGTATTACGCCACAAAATTCCTCGCGCTCACCGGCTGCCGTGTGGGTGAGATGTCGGCGCTCCTTGTGTCGGATTTGGACGGCAAATACATCCACATAACCAAGTCATACAGCCAAGCCGCAAAAGCTGTCACGGAGACCAAAACAGCATCGTCTGTGAGGGACATATACATCCAGCCCGAGCTGGCGGAACTGCTCAAGGAATATAACGAATGGCGGCTCCTTTACATGATGTCAAAGGGAATCCGCACGGATTTACTCTTCTTTTCCGCCAGCGGCGGCTATCTCACGGAGAACACGCTCTGCATCGCCCTCCGCCGGAAGAACCCAAAGCTTCACCCTCACATCTTCCGACATTCCCACACCGCCCTCCTTGCCGATCAGGGCGTCCCACTGGAAGCAATATCGCGGCGGCTCGGGCACCGAGACAGCGAGATCACGCGCAAGGTCTACTACCATGTTACAGAACGTCAACGCTCCAAGGACGAACAAGCCATGGCATCCGTCCGTATTCTGTGATATACTGTACTTACGGCGGAGTCTCACGCTCTCCCGCCCCCCAACTAAATAAGCCGGGACAGAATCGCCTCTGCCCCGGTCTTTTTGTGCCTTTTTTGCCGTTTGCCCCAAGATTGCCCCAAGAGCACCCGGCGACCGTTGAAATACAACGGAATCATTAGACAAACATAGAAAAATGTATAAGTTTTTCAAGTTTTGTCAATATCGCTCAATCCCTTGCAAATAAAGGCATTGACGGGCATTTGAGGTCAGCGCCGAACCCGTCAATTTTGTCCCATTTTGCCCAATTTGCCCCAATTTTGCCCCAAAGCCTACCCGCGGATGTCCGCCCGGATCAGCGCCTTGATGTAGCCCTGAATGTTTGAAACGGATTCCAGCTTGGAAAGAATATCGCCGTCAGTTCCGCGATTCAGCTTCATTGTGATGACTTTGGTCATTCGCTTATCGTAGCGTGCCTGTGGGGTTTTCGCCTTGATGCTCTCCATATGCTCACCCCCTATTTCCACTCTTTCACAACATCGCCGTCGAAAGAGTTCTCCGCGTCGATATCGTCCGCCACACTCCGCAGAACATAGAATGCGCTTCGCTCCTTTTTGTCGTGCTCCGTCAGGTGATTCCATTCGCTCTCCCCTGCCTTGATTGCTTCCTGCTCATTGTCGAATGTTTCCGTGAAGATGTCTCCACCCTTGCAATCCATCAAAATGTAAAGTCCCTTCATGTTCTTTTCCTCCTTTGTCATCATGTCTTTCCCTCCTTTTGTTTTTCTCCCGGGGCCTTCGCCCCGGGGTTCCTTTGTTTTTATTCGTTGTATTCTACTACCGGCCGAATGATCCCGGTTGTCAGTTCCGCCTGCGCCATTGCCTCGGCGATCATTTTGTCGATTCCTTCATCGATCAGGTCTTTTACTCTTGCCTTGTATGCGTTTCTCTCTGCCTTTGTCATGTTCCCGTCCTCCTTGTGTTTGGTAGGTATTACTTATCTTGATTACATATTATCATAGGTATTACCTATTTGTCAACACCTTTTTTCAAAAAAAAATAAAAAATTTTCCAAACAAAAAAGGCAGCCCGCCGACCTACCATAAGGTAGACCGACAGACCGCCAAGGGAAGGGTTACCATAGTTAATCGACGAGGTAGCCGAGATTGTCAAAGGTATACGCTACCCCGTCAATAGTGATCGTTCTGGAACGAGGATAGCACCCAGCCGAATCCTCCCACCACTTACCTTTTGCGTTTTCTCTCCATGCCGCTGTATGCTTGTACCGCTGGCAGCCGTCCTGATCGAGATACTTTCCATCGACCCACTCACCGCAAGCCATGCGCCCTGACGGGGAGAAGTAGTACATCTCCCCTCCAATCTTCTGCCATCCTGTAAGCATTGCTCCATCACCTCCAAGGTAGTACCACTCGCCCCGATGGAGCAACCACTTGTCTATCAGCGGCTTTCCGTCCTTGTAGTAGTACCATTTCCCGTCAATCTTCGCCCATCCGTCCGGGTGGACGGGAACCGGTTCGATCATGGCGGCGGCGATGTCATCGCGGATCCTCTGGAAGATCAGATTGTTATACGGGTCATTCACATTGACCGACTTCCGCGGGATTCCCAGATAGTCATACATCACCGACCAATCGTAGATATCATCGTGCCCGGAGCCACAGCCAAGACTGTATGCGTCCCAATGACAGCAGATGGTCGGAACGGTGATGCCCTTGTATGCAATCGTGCCGTGCGGGTCGATGTTGAACATCTTACAGAGATATGCGGACAGCTGGATGCTTTCCTCATACACGTCTCCGAAGTAGTCCTTGTCCTTCTTCGCATCCTGACAGATCTCCCATTGGATGTGGGTGTCGTTTAGGCTTTGTCCTTTCTTCCCGGAACCACATCCCCAAGGTCGTTTAGTCCACGGGCCTGTCTGGAGCGTGGTCACCTTACCATCCGCAAGCCGCCCCACCCAGCAATTCAGCCCGGCCTGCTTTGGAGTGTGCTCCCAATCGTTTCCATATCGGTTCTTGCCGATCATCGCGATTAACTCATCACGCTTCGGATCATTGTCCGCGGGCTGGACGTAGCGGCGGAGGGTGTCATTGTCTGCTCCCGTATCATGCCAGAGGATCCCTTTTGGAATGAATGACCCGCTCCCTTTGTACCAGGTCGAATCCGGCATGAAGCACTGGATCGGCGGATTGTCCTTTGTATATTTTTGATATAATCTACTCATCTTCCACCTCCGGCAAGCCTGCGATAGATGTCAGCATAGAAATGAGACCTGCCACAGCTGACACCGAGAGAACGTTGAGCCAATTCACCTCCAAAACAGCCTGTCCAACGGTCAGCATTGAGACTGCCGTCTGGCAGACGGTTTTTAGTGCGCGGATTCCTGCCGCTTTCCACCACTTCTTTGTCATGGATCATCCCTCCTTATTAACTACGATATTAACTAAAACTGTCATTTATTGACTAAAACTATCTGTCTATCAAATAATTTTTCAGGTCATCCTCTGCCTTCCTTAGTTGCTCCACATTGTTTCCATCTATGGCATGAGCAAGCAAGGCAAGCAGAGCCTTCTGCGTGTACTTGTTGCCCTCTTCCAGAGACTCAATCCGCTTCAAGTCCTTGTCGAAGTGCGAATCATAATCTCGGAATCTCTGCGACAATTCAACGTTGACAAGTTTCTCTAAGTTTCCCAAACGCGTTTCAAGCGCCCTTGTAGGCTCTTTTGCGGCTTTCTTCCGTGCGTCTATCTTATCCCACAGATTAAACGCCGAAAGCGCCAAAGCAAGGATCAGAGACACGTTAGCAACCCATTCAGGCATCACTCATCCTCCTCATCAAACTCAAACCGGTATTGCAGCTTCATTGTCTTGTCTGCCGTCTTTGTAACCGGCGTTCCCAAGTTGTTGATAGTGGATATGCAAGTCTGCTTTCTGACAATGGTAATGGCGTTTCCGTCCTCCGTCCCGGAGTAGACATACCCGATCAGTGGAGCGTCTGTTGGCATGAGAGTGTGGAGATAGCCGGTAGTCCAGTTGCCATTGGTTACAATGGCGGTGTTGGTCTCATAGTCAAACAGTAGGTTAT